CCGCCGTGTTTGTTTTTGGAGTTATCGGCGTTTCGAGGAGGCTGTGCCGTATCAGGATGAAGCTGAGGACGTGTGGCGGCGCCCGTTACGTACTATCACCCCGGACGGTAGTCCTGACTTATTTGAGGAGTTATGGAAGGGTCATTTGGACCTTGACTATACCGAGGATACTCGTTGGAACTCTCCTATTGACAATCGTCGATTTACGATTGTTTCTGATAAACAGTATACCATCAATCCCAACTATCAGTTGCCTCAGGGTTCCTCTTTTGGGAAGACTCGGACTTCGAAGTTTTGGCATGTGATGAATTCAACTATGATGTATGACTCGGAGGAGGCTGGTTCCGACGATCTTGATTCGCCTTGGGCTGCCGTGGCCCCTGGTAATTGCGCGAATTATTACGTGTTGGATATTTTTTCTACTGGTCAATCCCTTGAAGGTGATCAGCCCGCTGTGGGTACTTTTTCTACCACTGCTGGGGTCTATTGGCATGAACAGAATTAGATAATTTCAATAAATTTCTCAGTTACATGCACTATTTCACAGTTTCCTTCTAACCAATCTAAGTCCACCCCTTTACACATACGTGGGTCTCCATTCATTAGTAGAATTGTGGGTCGGCCCCATCGTATGTTTTGTTTTCGTCGGTATTTGTCCGTGATGACGAATTCGTGTTGTCCTCCAAGCCACATTTTGTATGCGTGCCAGTATTCGAAGTCTCCTTGTAAATCGTCGAATACTGCGTAGTCTACTCGGTCCTCGGAGATGTTGTCGAGATTGAACTGGCCGCAGAAGTACCAGTGCTTTCCGAGACTTCTTGCCCATACAGTCTTTCCCGTCCTTGTTGGCCCCCATAGAATGATCGATTTAGGTCTGAACATTTTAGCACTCGTCGCAGTGAGGGGGGGTTTCGACGCCCCCCCGCAGCGTTATCCTTTGGTTCACTTAAGCTACCCGCAGGGTTTTCGCCAGAATGCTTACCTTCGCCCAGAAAGGGTTGAGTCAATGTTTCCATTTGACCACGCCAGTAAGGTATCTCGTAGTTCCTCGACTCCGTCAGAGAAATTGAATGTTGGGGATCCATATTCGGGGAGTTCGGGACGGTATGCCCAGTCGGCGTAGGCTCTAATATTTCCATGGCAAACCACGTAATCTCTCGGAGCCAATGCGCGGATTTTCGACAGAAATCCATCTTTCGTTGGTTCATCCAGAGCTTCAGAGTATAGCTCGTCCCGTCCTCTCTTAGTAGACGTTCCCCTTCCCTCACCGACTCCCATGTCCCCCAGTTCACCATATTGGAGCTTGATGTCTCCATCTTTTCCTGCATAGTCCCATACTTTTGCAGGGTCTCGTCGTACAGATTTAATATTTGGGTGTTGACCCTCGTAATCCATGATAGATGATGAGTTGATAGTTGCAGCCTCGCTAAAACCAAGGAACATGTGGTAATGAATGCCGCCATCTTGATGGAGCTCTCTTCCAATCCTTGCGCAGAGTAGACGACCGAGAGTCTGTTCTGCAAATTCCCGATAATGCTCGGGAGTCTCGCATAGTTTGTTGTCGAAGACATTGTTGACTTGGGAGTATGTTAAAAATATTTGTTTTGCTTTGATTCGGAAAGTCATGTGATCTGGAGGGAAGAAATAACTTTGTTTCCCTCCAGACTTTTGCACTTTTGCATTGCCTATTTATAGTTCCCGTCTCCCCCCCTTTTTCATTTTCTGCCACCACTTTCCGCCATGGGTTATTTGAAAACGCCTTTTCGCCCTAGGCGTTCTTTTCGCCGCTCTCGGCGTTTCGGTCGGAGTTATGCTAAGACCGGTCGTTCTACTGGATTTAGGCGTTATCGCCGTCGTTATACCCGGCGTCCCACTTATCGTCGCCGTATGACCTCTAAGAAGGTCAGGAATATTGCTTCGGCTAAGAAATATGACACCATGCTTGGGGCGACAGGTGTCGGTGAGATACCTGTGCCGTCTTCGTTGTCGATTCCTGCTGGATCGACGTATATGATTTGGTGCCCGACTTATCGCCCCCATGATGAGGCGTCCAATCCGCACCATCGAAATTCTCAGCGCGTTTTTTGGCGTGGTGTGCGGGAGCGTGTTTTGCTTTCTGCGTCTTTTGAATTGACCCACCGCCGTGTTTGTTTTTGGAGTTATCGGCGTTTCGAGGAGGCTGTGCCGTATCAGGATGAAGCTGAGGACGTGTGGCGGCGCCCGTTACGTACTATCACCCCGGACGGTAGTCCTGACTTATT